CAGGCGCTTTGTGAGCGTCCCAGAGCAGGGTTAAACACGCTAGACCGCTAAGTGCCCATGCGCCTAATTTGATCGCTAAATAGGTCATTTTTTCTCCAATTGGTAAGGGGTTTGCCAAGAGTCACCGATTGCGTCCTTAAACGCAATTTGTGCGTGTAGCACTTTGTCGGTCTTTGGGTCACGAAATATCTGAACAAGCACGTGTTGTTGGCTGTCCATGATGGTTGTGTAAACCTCGTAAACGTATGTTTTTGCGTCTGCCATAATGCATCTCCTATCGCCGGTACTACGACCATAGGGCATCAGTGTGGCAATTCGGTGAATACCCTTTTAAACGCTTGCTGTATAAGGTTTGCAGGCTGATTAACGAACATTGGTGAGACCTCTACGTGCAGCCAATCGCCACCCGGCGCGCCGTGTATCTCTGGCTTGCTGTATGACTTCCACGCTTGTCGATCACAACGCCAGCCGCGCCCAAATGCTTTAGGGAAATAGTCGAGCACGCACTCAACACCTAACTCGTTTGCGTTAGCAAGCACAATGTTGATGAACGCAATAGCGCCTTTACGGTTTGCTGTTGGGTATTTTTCTGACGGCCTGTACGACAAATCTACGGCTCGACCAGTGGCATGAACACTAAGCGACTCCGATCCCCTCATAGGTCTTACACCCCAACTGCCGTTATTCCAGAGCGCGCCGTTGCTGTATTTGATTGCTTGACGTATCCACTCATCCATGCCGGGTATTGGGCCTGCAGCTGCGCCGTCACTGTTACCTGTGTATGGCCGTGAGCCAATAACTTTAGGGTTGGCTGGCAGTATTGGCATCTGCGGGTTTCCTTTTCAGTCCGTTAGCGGCAACAAGGCCAGAGAGTGTGCCAGTCATAAACACGGTGAGTGTTGAGAGCAAGTCAATGAATTGTGCGTCATTAGGTGATTGCTCTAATGGCTGGGTAACAAACAACAAACCATAAACAAAACCAATAACGGTGATTGCAAATGTAACGGCAATTGTGCAACCGACAAACACGATCATGCGCGCGTGTAAGTGTTCTATTTCTGATTTTTCTTTAGTCATTAGTTACCCTTTCGCATTGTGAAATTGTTGAGCATCGTGTCATTGGGCCTGTTTTAGGCGCGTTTTGGCGTGTTGTTTCGCACGCGGTCAGGACAAGTGCAAGCATGACGCTAGTCAGTAATAGGCGTTTCATTTGTTGCCTGTGGTAATGCGGCAATCTCGTCTGGTGTTAATTCGCGCACAATAGTTTCGCCTGTAATGGCATCGTGAAACGTGCCAAGTAGTGGTTCTACGTTGCTCATAAATTATGCCTGCCTGTATCCGTAAACGTAAACATCTCCAGTAAAACTGCTACCACCTGTCAAAAATGTTATGCCGTCAAATTGTGTGGTGTTGTCAAACATCCAGCCTGCTTGCCTTTGTGCCCACGATGCGCTGTCGTAACCAAAAAATTGGTAATTGCCTTTTGTTCTTGCAGCCCTTTCTGGATCGCAAATATCCATAACTGTTTCAGTGTCACCATTAGCGCTAGAGATATAACCAATACGAATTTCAGTGTTTCCGTTTCCAGTATCATTGCCTGTTCCGCCAACAGTGGTTACAAAGGTTTGAGCAAACTTATAAGTTGCAGACGTGTTATCAACGCCACCAGAGCGAAAACGAAAATTCCAAGTTGTGTTGCCGCCTGCCTGTGTAGATACAAAAACAATGCGATAATTACGATAAGCGCTTGTAAAACAATTGTTTATAGAAACGCTTGATCCAGTCATACCGGCTTGAGTAATATAAGTCAATCCAATGTTTGTTTGCAACGTAGTCATCTGCGCAGCCGTTAAAACTTGCCCGCTGTTAAAAACCTGTTCAGCCATTACGGATACCCCAATCTGTTTGTATCTAACACACCAAATTCGTTTGAGTTAAGTGTAAACGGTGTGCCTAATGATGGTGATAAAAACAGTTTTACCGTAGCATAATCAATGTAAAAAGTGGTGTTTATCCCCTGAACGCATGCTGTTGCTGTTGTGCCTCTAAAAATGACTGTAATACCAGAGCCAAGATTGACTGTTAAACCTGCCGTGAATAAAGCGTTGGTAGTGGTCATAACGCTGATGTCTGTACACGTGGGGGCTGTCAAAGTGTTTGTGGTAATTGAGTAGGGAACTGCAGCTGCTACAGATTGCATATTTGTAATATATGTAGCAAGGTTTGCTGCATCGGCGGTTGTCAAATTGTATGTGTTATACACCAAAGTGTTGTATGGCGCGCTGCCAGTTACAGCCGATTGAGTGGCTAAACCTAATGCTAAAACTTGTACTTCTGTAAAGGTGTTTTGCACTGATGACAAGTATTCGAGGTCTGTAAAGGTGTAAGCGCCTGATGTGCCTGCGTCTGAAAATGTGTAACTAGAGTTGTTTACACCAGGCGAAAATGTTGCACCAATGTTGGCTTTACCTGCGTAAGTAACTCTTTTGTTGTCTATGTCATCAATAAAGTATTGGCAGGTGCGCAGTAACCCGTTGACTAAATCCAGTACGCCTATGTTTGAGACTGTGCTAGGTGAGTTAATCACGCGCGTGTAATCTGGGTAAATATAAGTAACCCATGTGTCAACTTCGAGTGCCGCGCCAGTAATGCTGGCTGTGCAATCAGTTTCAGTCAACGTGTAATCTGCTAAAGTTGCTTTGCCTAAAGCACCTGTAGTGCCAGTGGCGCTAATAATGATGCGATCTGCAGCTGCTAAACCAGTGCTTGTGTTATACGGAATTGCGTATTTGCGCTCAATGTCGGTAATTGTTCCAACAAAATAAGCCGGCGAACCAGCCGCGTTTGTTGTTCTTACGTCAATAAATTGACCTATGGCAAGCGGTGTTGCGTAACTAGTTGCTGGTATCAAATCAACTGTGCAACTATTACCTGCAAAATTGTCATTAAATCGTTGGCGGCCTCGATTAATTGATACAGATTGGATACCAGTTAACGATGTGTACGTGCCGTTAATGGTGGTGCTGTAGTTGACTGTTGGCGGTGTATAAGGCATTAATTGCTAACCCTGATGGGAACAGAACCATTTAATTGCATATAGCGCCTAAGAGCGTTTACTACGGCTTGTGGATCACCACCGTTGACATTTATTGTTACGTTGTTGCCGCCACCCATCTGATTCATCCTTGATAATGGGATTACGGCCTCTGGGCCTGCCTCACCAATCATCGCCAAAGTTGGGCTGTTAACAACACCACCGCTAGCCATTTTGGGTATAACTATTGGCTTGCTTGGGTTTGGCTTGTCATCAGAGTTAATAAAATTGCCAGCGCCTTTAAGGATGCCTGCTACTTGTCCGACAATTGGAAAAACAAGACCGCCAAGAAATCTTGCTGCAAGACCGCCAATCTTGTTAATTTTGTCCATTGCGTCTGCCAGTTTGTTAAAGGCAACAGCCATTGCAACAATTCCTGTGGCTGCTATAACGAACGGGTTTAACGACATTGCCACGTTTACTGCAACAATTGACGCGGCAACAGCACCAATGGCTGCAGCAATTTTAACAAACGCATCTGGGTTGTCTTGTGCCCAATCTGCAAACCTTTGCAAATATGGCAAACCTGCCTCAATAACTGGTATTAACGCCGCGCCGATTGACTCTTTGGTTTCTCCAATAGAGTTTTTTAGTATCTCCATTTTGCCTGCAGCGGTTTCTGCGTTTGCTGCCACCGCGCCACCAAACGTGCCGCCAAGTACGGCCATAACTTCGTCAAGGGTTGCACCCTCTTTAATCATCGTTGCCATCTCTGGAGACAACGTTCGCAATGCTTTAAAGTTGCCTTGATACGCTTTAGCCAATGCGTCAGCAACAGTTGTGCTGTCCATTTGCAGGCTTTGCGCAATGTCCATGACAAGGGTCATGTCTTTTGTAGCAACGCCAACATCTTTAGTGCCACGTACAAGCGCCTCTAACGCCTTGCGGTATTCGGTGTCAGCAATACCTGACGCTCGACTCATTGCGCTGATCTGATCCTCTGTGGCTTTAACTTGTGCGTCTGACGCGTCAGTCACATTTTGTAAGGTAAGCGCAAGTTGTGTTTGTTCGGCTTGATCTTCCATTGCTGCTTTAGTAGCACCTACAAGCGCCGCGCCTAACCCTGCTAGTGCAGCTGCAGCCGGCACAGCCGCTTTCTTAATTGCAAACTGGGCTTTTTCACCTGCAGTTTCTAGTTGCTTAAATTGCTTAATTGCTTTAGAAACACCTTTGCCGTCAAACTCTGAAATAATTGGAATAGACAGCATTACATTGACCTGCTTACTGTGCGCGCAGTATCCAAGATCATCTTTTCCATTTGCTTTTCAATGTTTCTACGCGCTTTATACACGGCAGGCCCAATAAGACGAGTACGTCCAGGCCCAACAAAACCTAACTGATCGCCAAGTTTGTTTGCGTTGGCACGGCCAGCCGTCTCAAAGATGGCTGTTGCTGGGTCTTTTTGCTCAATCAGGATTACGCCTACAGCGTTGCGCCGAGTGTCAATGCGTAGGCGCACACCGCTTTTGGCTTTGGCAACTGTAAACGGGAATACTTTACGGCCTCGACTATCCCACTTGTACGCCATACCAGACAGCGGCACTTGGTTGTATACGTCTTTGCCAGCGTTAATTGCTGGTGTCGCAATTGCTGTGGCTTGCGCTCTAAAGTCTTTTTGCAGTTGTGGGTCAATGTTTTTGAGCGCGTTAATAGTTTCTTTTACGCCTACCACTTGGATTGTTGTAGTTGCCGACATTGTTACCGCTTTCCCTGCTCGTTAATAACTGTAATCACTGTGAGCAAGTCGCGCGTGCCAAACGCTATTTGTTGTTCAGGCCAGAAACCTGTTGCGGCACAAACTTCGGCTAGTTGCCGTCGATAAGTGCCGCGTCCGTAGGGTTTGGGTTAGTTACGTCTGCCTCTGGTAAAACATCCATTTCCGGGTTCTCTTTTAACCAGTCCATAAAGTCATCGGGCAATTTCTCGCCTCTGACCTTTAGCAATGTGTAAGCCCAAAACGACCAATCACGAAACCCAGAGTTTTGTGCGTCTAGTGGTTTCTTGTTAAATTTTTCTTCCCATAATGCGATGCTGAACAACGTGGTGTACAGGTACTCTGGCTCTGCATTGGTGGTACGGGTCAACTTAAGTTTGATACGCATATTGCCTGCCTTGTGTCGGGCCGTTGCCGGCTGTGATTGGTTACGCTACTGCAACGCTGTAAACGCCACCAGTAAACGTGATGTCAATTGTGTCAAGCGCGCCCAATGCGGCGTTGACAATTGGCAATGTTTCTAGGTAGCAACCCGTAAGTGTGGACTCTGGGTTAGTTGCGCTGGTAGCTGCGCTTGTTGGCTTGATCTTGACTGTTGTGGATGTGCCCACCAATGCAGCCAATGTTGCGTAAGTCTCTGTCGCAGCAAAACTGTTGTACATAGTCAAAGTCAATGTGCTGTTCTCAAGTCCAGCCGTGTAAACGCGTGCGGTCTTGCCAAACGATGTGCTTTCCAATGCCTCAATCACGCGAGTCAAATTGGCTGCGCTGCACTGGTCGGTCAGGTCA